GATCCAATACAACACCAGAACTCATCAGGGGAATGTATGGGCAATAGAACGCAGCGGCATCAGCCTCTGACGAACCTTTGTAACCAACTAACACTGATTGTGTATCTGGAGCATAGCTGTTTACGAATACACGTAGTGCACCGTTCAATGTACCAACAAACTTAGTGTTTGTAGGTGCTTCGAATGTACCTTCTGTTGTACGAGCAAAAGCTGAAGTTGTAGCAGATTGCAATACTGTTAAAGCAGCACTAGATACAACAGCCCAGTTACCAGCTCCACGGCGTGTGCGTTGAGCGATCAAGTTAGCAACACGATTGATAAGAACAGCTAAAGCAGCGTGTTCGTCACCAACGAATGTAGCAGTACCAGATACAGTAGCTTGGTTGTATGTGTACTCAGTAGCAGCTAAACTAGATAAACTCAAGAGGATTTCTTGGTCGATCTCAGCTGTGATCTCTTGTGCGAGAGCAGCCATGATTTCAGCTTCAACGTCAATACCATGCATAGCTTGTGCGTCTTGTGCACTTTCAAATGTCCAACGTGCTTGTAACTTACGTGTCTTAGCTTCAACAGCTTGTTTCAAGATTTGGATACTGATTTGCTTACCGCCAGTACCTTCCATTGTACTTGTGTTGTTACCAGTATAACCAGTAGCAGTTGTAGTACCTTGTGGAACGGTAGAGTATGCTGTAGCAATGGTAAATGGGCTTAACGCTTCTTGACCAGCTGTTACAGAAGTTGCAGCCAAACTGTTGTCAGTTAAACTTTGTGCGTAGCGTACACGTAATGTATGGATCTGTGATACAGGGCCAGTCATTGGTTGTACACCAACCAACTCGTTAGCGATAACGGTTGGCATTACACGACGAATCACTGGAAGAATAACGCGATTCAATGTAGCAATATTGCCAGAAGCAGTAGAGCCAGATGAAGCATTCTCTTTCAAGTACTTACGTGTGTTTTCCAGGATTACGCTCATAGATGAACGCTTTGAGCCTTGGAGGCCTTCTAGCAATGCATCTTTAGTTTCGTCCCAGCGGGATTCTAATAATTGTTGTGACATTTAAGTCTCCTTGTTTATGTCTATTACAGCCCTGCCAAACGCTTTAAGTCAATAACGTTGCTGTTTTCTTCAGCTTCGCTATCTTGCTCTTGGCTACGGGCAGATTTATCACCAGTTACTTCAGATAATGATTCTGTGATTACTGTTTTACTAGCTTTCACTGAACGATTTTCTAATACAGCTGGAAGATACTTTTCAAAAGCGTTTTTCAAACGTGGAGTTTGAACGCTTTCGAGTAAATTACGCATGATTTCTGCTTTCTCTTCGTTAAGAGGAGATAACAGTTCGTCCAATGCAGCTTGACGCTGATTAGATTCTTTTAACATACGTACTTCACGTTCTTTGGACTCGACTAAGACAGTTGCTTTCTTAGCGAATTTGATGGCTTCGGCAATCTTTTGATCTTTTTGAGCAATAGTATCATGTAACTTGCGAACTTCCGCTTTCTCATTTAAATGAGTTGCGCCAAATTCTGCACTATATGCTTCAAAAATACGACGTCCAAAATTGTTCTCGCGAGCAACTTGGATATCTTCTTTCAATTGACCAATTTCGGCCTTGAGGTGCTTGGATACAGCTTGTGTCATCTTTTGAGCAGATTCATTTACAAATTTACTCTTCAAGGATTCTAACTGACTGCGAGCATTTGTAACTAAACGAACTTTAGTTTCAACTACATCACGCTTGTCAGCGGCAAATTCTTGGATTTCACGAGCTAACGCATGAACGATAAAGCCTTCCAATTTCTGGAGTCCTTCGTTATGTGTTTTGCGGTCTCTACGCAATTCGCCAATTTCTTCAGCCAATTTAGAAACCAAAAAGCCGTTAAACTTATTGGCGGATTCTTTCATTGACTTTTGAAATTTAACGCGATCTTCGGCAAGTGCCAGCTTTTCAGCACGTACTTGCTCAACTTCTGCGATAAGACTTTCTGATACCATGCGATCAAGGGCTTCGACCATCACTTGTTTGTCATGCTCATAGCGTTGTGCAAACTCTTCGCGGAGTTCTGCACGTGCGGCTTCCTTGGCTTCAACTAACTTGGCTTCCCAAGCTTCATTGATTTCAGCTTTCGCTTCCTCGGTAACCAGCTCACTATCTAATAACGGATTTAGTGCGTCTAGCATTTTATTTCCCTTCAATCTTGAGATCACGTATTAAACGAAGAACTTCGTTGGTAACGTATCTCTGTGCTTTATTGCTCTTAGCTGGGTCCTTGTACATATCTAACAATCTTTGTCCGCCCTTATGATTCAAAAGGCCTTCATAAATTGCTGTAGGATATGCGTTTGGAGCACTTGGCTGAGCAACTACATCTACAGTGACTATTTCAAAGTCACTGACGTGTCCGTTTGCGTCGTTGACATTTCCAGATCCACGACTACTAACCCCTAGTTTCACACCAGAGTCTAACATAGTTTTAACTAGGCCGCCCATTGGTGTAGGTAATATCTTTAACTTGCCATAACCGCAAGGACCATCCATCCACATATTTTCAATCATGTGACTTACACGATCTAAATTAATTTTCAAATCATCTGGATGGTCTACTTCACCTAATACAGAGTGTCCTGTTTTAATTTGTTCGTTGATAGTGCCCACTGCTTTGGTAATTTCATGTACTGGATATACCCGCTCGTTAGCGTTTCGTACGCCACCCTCAATGCAAATACCCTTCATGTAAAGAGTCTTGCCGGATCCATCAGCAGCTTCCTCAGACTCTAATACTACACGAGCCTGAGTAAAGCTAAGATGTTCCCTGAGATAAGTGTTGCGAGCCATATCTATGGATTAACCTTTTGGAAAAGGTGTACGACTATTTGTACCTGCAGCCTGGGCCAATGTTGGCTTTGGTGCTGGAGCTAATTTGCTATTATCTTTACCTGGTACGTTCTTGAAAGAACCTGCGCCTGGTAAATCGCCGCGGCCTTTATCAGCATAGCTGGTTGGGGCTTTGTAAGCTGCTGTGCCATCTGGATTAGGTTCGTTTGCTACATTGCGAACTGGCTTTGCGGCCATTCCAGCTGCGCCAGAATTAGCTGCTACTGGGGATTTAGAATTAGCACCGTTATCGCCGTGTGTTGGGTTAGCAACTTTGGCTAAACTAACGTTCTCACTCATTGGCATATCTTGGAATTCGCTTGTGTCGTCATCAACATAAGCATCACCACCAACTTCACCATCAACTGGCTCCATGTCAAATTCTGCGTCGCTATGCTCTTCTTCGCCTGCTTCGTCGCCTAACAATGCTTCAAATTCAGCCATTAATTCGTCTAATTTGTCTTCTAAGTCAACAACGCGATCTTCTACAGAGCCTTCGCCTGCGTCATGATCAGCTTCGATATCTTTAGTTTCTTCTTCGCCAGCTTCTTCAGCTTCGTCATCAAATTCAGCATCAGACTCATCATCTTCGCCCATTTGATCAACTTCAACTTCTTTCATTAGATTTTCAGCAGAGTCGCCGCCAAAATCTTCATCGGCACGCTCTTTTTTGTCTTCTTTGTCATCATACTCGATGTCTTTTTCAACTTCTTTAGCAGCACGTTCTGCGTGGTCGTCTTCTTCTGCATCAGACTCTTCGTTCATTAAATTCTCATAGATTTCGCGTGATTTCTCAACTACGATGTCATGGAATAATTCTTTAGCTTTCGCTTCTTCATCATTGATTACAAACTCAATCAATTGTTCAAATTTCGATGTCATGTATTTCTCCTTTAGAATGGCTCGTAAATTTATTTACTAAAGAAGATTAATATTAGTGTATTATGGGGGTAAAAGTGGGTGGTTTATGTAATAAAGATTACATAAATTGCGAATTAAATCGCTGGCTCAGGGGCTGGTGCGTATTGTAATTTAACGTATTTTACTTTATCTTTAAATTCAGCGGCTCTAATATCGTTCATTTTACGCAATTTATTAATTTGCTTTAATGTCAAGCGAGTTTTACGCAGTTGCCCTTCTTGAGGCTGAGTATTATCGTTGCTTAAATCCTGATAAGCTTCTGGACTTTTTTCATAAAGTTCGTTTAGAATCATAGTTTAGTATTTAGTTAGATACTAAATGATTACAGTCCAGCGCCAGTGATGCCACCTGGGGCGGCAGGAGGTGCTGTAACTGGATTAGGGCCGGCACCAGTATCTATATCGCCTGTTCCTAATTCTGCATCGGCCATTTCTGCGCCTGTTTCTAAATCAGATTCGATTCCACCCGGGCTAATACCAACAGAACGTAAGTCTTTGCCCGACGGAGCAAGATTTGGGTTATCGCGTTCTTCAAGCCACAATGTTTCGTTTTCAAGAATTTCTTCTTTAGTCAATCCTAAATAGCGTTCTAATAAGAAACGTTTGCTCAAATATGGCAGTGGTTCAATAGCTGTAAAGGTAGCAACACGGGCTGTATCCAATTCACTTTGACGATAAGACGCAAAGTTTTGGGG